GGATCGCGGACTGAGCATTTTCACAGAACGAAAATTTAAGTGGGTAAAAGTATTGATTATTAAACTTGTATTTAGAGTATGTTTGACTCATAGTAACTGGTGCGAGCGTTCTAATAAACTCGTCAGTTTGATCGTCAATGACCTGACCACCGACTAAAAGTTCAACCTTAGAAACTTTATTGACCCAGTTGGTAATATTCACAGCTCTATTCGAGATGTAGACATACCCGAGCATATCACCTTTGCGCTCGAATCTAACAGTGGACATACCATCATTAGTTGGGTTGCCCTGGATAACTTGTCTTTCGACAGTTTGGGCGAAATTTGTGTGGCGTTTATAGTTGGACCTGAAAAATGAAACTTCAGGTTGGCCGACGAGATGCGCATCTTGGGCACCTACGGCAACGAGTTGAGCAATACCTCCAGACATGTTTTATATTATAGTAAGGTTTTATTTTTTTAAACTTATGAAAATGCAATAGTGTTCATATAAACATTTCCTGCGATATTTGATAAAGTCATGAGACCATGTTTATCTTGATCGATGGTTACATCTTCTGTTAGAACAGTAAAGTTTACATTTGTAAGATCTTTGGAAACTGCTCGGTCTCCCCCACTTGCAAGAATGGATACAACAACTTGAGCTCCATCTATTAAATTATCGAGATTGAGTTTATCTATATCACCTGTAGCAACTACAAGTGGTGCTGTACCATATGTCCTGTTTTCTGCATTTATTGTTATAGTATCTGTACTGAATGATCCTGTTATTCCTGGATCTGTAAGTTTTATACTGGCTGAAATTACATTACCTGCATTCACATTTGCATTCACGGTAACAAACGATGGTTGATCCTCTGCTCCGACACCAAGAGCAGATGCCGCTGCTGATGCAGTTGTTTGACCCGTCCCACCTTTTCCAATTGGTACCGTTCCCGTTCGTACTTCTGAACCTTCAATCGTTACAACACCTGCACTCGAACGAGCTAAGGTTGTATCCGAAGCGTGTCCCAATTCTATAGTTGTTGTGACTACATTACCTGCATTAACATTTGCATTTACAGTAACAAATGATGGTTGATCTTCTGCACCAACACCAAGTGCCGAAGCTGCCGCTGATGCAGTTGTTTGACCCGTCCCACCTTTTCCAATTGGTACCGTTCCCGTTCGTATTTCTACACCTTCAATCGTTACAACACCTGCACTCGAACGGGCTAAGGTTGTATCCGAAGCGTGTCCCAATTCTATAGTTGTTGTGACTACATTACCTGCATCAACATTTGCATTTACAGTAACAAATGAAGGTTGATCTTCCGCTCCAAGACCAAGGGCCGAAGCCGCCGCGGAAGCAGTATCTGCTCCAGTACCACCTCTTCCAATAGCGAGTGTTCCCGAACCCGCGTTATCCATATTTAATGCAGTTATAGCAGAACCAGCTCCTTTCAAGGTCCCACCGTGTATGAGACCAGTTGAAGTAACATTACCCGATAGAACGTTACCCCAAACATTCGCTGTAATATAACCATCACTTGTTGCCATCGTCGGAACTATATGTGCACCATCTGGATCACTTAGTGTAAACGCAATTGTATATTCTTTTTCATCCCCTCTGAAACCTGCTGCAACATTTGCAGTTGGTCTTGTCATGATTATACCCATATCTATTGTGTCTATGGCATTCGCATTACCTATTTCAATTATTGGATCGGAAACACTGTGTATATTGGAGTGTTGAAATGTTGTAGAACCCTGAACATGTAAATTACCAGTAACAACAAGGTTTGATGCTAAAGATGTAACATAAGTTACGTCATTATAGGATAGTTTACTATCGCGAAGTTGTTTTGTTGAATGTACGTATGGTAGTATACCAGTTGTAAGTGATGTACTCGCTACATTATGCGCAATAACATTTGAAATTACGGTAACAAACGAAGGTTGATCTTCCGCTCCAAGACCAAGGGCCGAAGCAGCTGCCGAAGCAGTATCTGCTCCAGTACCACCTCTTGCAATAGCGAGTGTTCCGATACTAACATTACTCGCGTTTAATTGATTAATACCTCTACCGTCACCGGATACAATATTGCTCGCATTAACATTTGCACTCACGGTAACAAATGATGGAGAATCTTCCGCTCCAAGACCAAGGGCTGAAGCCGCCGCCGAAGCAGTATCTGCTCCAGTACCACCTCTTCCAATAGCGAGTGTCCCAATACTAACATTACTCGCGTTTAATTGATTAATACCACGACCATCTGCAGATACAATATTACTTGCATTAACATTTGAACTCACGGTAACAAATGAAGGTTGATCTTCCACTCCAAGACCAAGTGCCGAAGCTGCTGCCGAAGCAGATGTTGCACCAGTACCACCCTTTGCAATTGCAACTGTACCTGTTCGTATTTCTTCACCTTCAATCGTTACAACACCTGCACTCGAACGGGCCAATGTTGTATCCGAAGCGTGTCCTAATTCAATACCTGTAAACTGGGGTGAATCTTCTGTACCAACACCAAGAGCAGATGCCGCTGCTGAGGCAGTTGTTTGACCCGTCCCACCTTTTGATATTGGGAGTGTTCCAGTATGGATTACATTTGACAATAACCCTGCATCCCCCTTATAAAATGCGGCGGTTACGTTACCGGACGTTGTTATAGCACTTTCCGTCGCCGATGGATTGTGAATGAATGTATGTGTTCCCACAGATACGAGTTTCGTTATGGTTTGATTATTACTTACTGCTATATGATCACTGGTCTCAATTGACGACGTTTTTATTTTACCCGAAACCTGAATTTTGTTCGTTGCACTACCACTAATTGTAACAGCCGTACCACCAAAAAATCGATTAGCGCGTACATTACCTTCAACTTTTATGGCTTCTGCGCCCGTATTTGACATGAAAATCTTATCACCGACCGATAACATGTGTGTAGGTGCAGTATTCGAAATACCAACGTTTGAAAGATGACCGGTTGTAAACGCAGTTGTTATATTCGCAAAATGTGGTATACTATTTGAAACAACATTACCCTGTTTCCCCGCGGAATCTAACGTGACACCACCTAAAAGGGATGTTGCAACGCCTGTATCAACAACTTCTTTTGTCGTTGAGCTATATCCAATAAAAGTAGCACCCGCTAATTCTGCTTCACGTAGAGGTGACATGTACATTGAGCCTGCAGTACTTGCATTTATAGCAGTATCCGAAGCATTGAACACGATCGTGTTTTCAGCCTGGTCATCCGTAGCATGTTTACCAAACCGGATTTTGGTAGACCGCTCGATGGTCGGTATGTTTTTAACCATTTTAATATAAGTATGTATTTTAATTTGCGTAAATAAGACCAGCCATACCATTTTCAATACGAAGTATGTTATAGTTCACCGCGTATATAGGATCACTAATAACTGTGGTTTGACTGACTATCTTTGCAGAATCTAATCGACTAAAATTGAGTGTTCCTGTCGGCTGGAGTGAACTCGTCGATAAACAAAAACAATATAAGAAGAAATCAGGGGACGTAACAAAGTTTGTATGGTAATAATTCATAACGTCTATGAAGTGTGGTTTTGCCCACTTAAAATTACCAATATCTAAACCGTTTATTTCAATTTTGATTTTATTGGTAGTTGATGTTAATGCACCTTCGGTGGTTGTATCGGAAGATGCGAGATACTTGACTGGGTGATTAAACGTGAGTTCTTGTGAAAGTTCATTCGATGGAATACTCTTTTGAACCTGTGTAATAATTAAATTATGGTTACGTGATACAAGGTTACCACGTTCTTCGTTATCGAGGTAATAATAGTTTGAGTAACACTCAAAATTATAGTTTCCCGCATCTGTACCCCAATGTATACGTAATTCAACGTTATGGTAGTGTAACGCGACTATAGGTAAAGCACACTGTGCACCTTCACAAAAGAAGAACCTGAATGGGTAAAAGTAAGAACGAGCACTTATACCTGGGTGTGTACCATTTGCACTCTTCGAAACGTTTGTTGCAAACGTATCGATCGCTATTTTTTCTGTGAAAACGGCATCTTGTGTGTCAATAACTTGACCACCAATGAGAAGTTCAACTTTATCTATAAGTGTATCCCACCTTTGAATATCAAGTGCCTGTGTATTATTATCAATTGTTAGGTACGTGTACCCTAACATATCACCTGTTCTATCAAAACGAATAGATGACATAGAATTCGCTTTCACACCCCCCTGAATAGTCTGTTTTTCAACGGCTTGTGAAAAGTTAGAATGTCGTTTAAACGTTGACGTAAAAAAAGATATTTCTGGCTCGCCCATAATGTGTTCGTCTTGAGCACCAATTGCTATGAGTTGAACAATACCAGATGACATTTATAATAAGAAAAGGTTAAAAATATAAGTACACGACGCCCTGAAATAATTAATAAGTTAAATTTCTTTTCTTGCACATGAATCTAAAAACAAAAACGACGTCTGTGACTGCGGCTGTAGTGCCATTTTGTTTATCTAAATTAAAAGTTAATCTATCAAGTTTACGAATTGGATTGTAATATTGTTGGATAATTGGGTATTCGTTTCTGAAGAATACCGTTTTTTGGGTACCTACTTTGTCTCCAGTATCTGCTGCATCTGGGCCGTGCATTACATGTTCACAAAGAATGGTACCGAAAATACCATTAAGATGGTTATCGGCGTCATCGAGATCATCTTTCCCGCGCTGTGAAAAATAACTTTTAAGTTCCTCTATACCGATGTGGATACACCTTTGAGCATCTCCATTTGAGTTAATAGATGCGGCAATTAATTGTGCTTGAACGACATTTTCGAGTGGTGTTGGTAAATGAAGTGTAAAATCGGTCTTACTTGTTGAGTCTAAATTATCGAGAACGACTGTATGGTGTTCGTATTCAAAATCAGGTAAAGTGGATTGACTCGTCACTAAAGCCATTTATATATACTGGAGATTTTACTTCATCTTATAACTCGCTTGTTCGCGAACAAGTTTTTGACCGTCACATACACCACCTTTACTGTCGGAGTAGTAGGCACTACTCAAACATTCTTCGGTCGATGGAACATCGAAGAGCGAACCAGTATTGACGGTTTCGATTTT